TTGTAGTCTTTATGATGATTTAGTTTCATATTAAACCTTAGGATACTTTGCTTTTACAACTAAACATTTGGCTCTATACTCTTCCATAGCTATTTCATCATTCTTAACCCATGCATCGGCAAACTCTTTCCAATCTGGATAAGCTTGCTCTCTAAGGCTTGAATAGTTTTCTTTGAAGTAAGTAGATACTTTTCCATCTAAAACTTCTGTAGTCATAGTTGTATAAGGTCTCACTGGCTCAGTGATTTCAAGTACTGGTTCTACATAAGTATCATCTTCTAAATTACCTTTAGCATCTACTGCTTCTTGAATAACTCTTGTTTCATTTAGCCACTCATTAAAAGTTACATAGTTCTCATCTTCTGAGTAGTCTATAACAATTGATAGTTCACTCTTATCTTCATCACTTAGTTCACTCCAAGTTAAATCAGACTCGTTTACTTCATTCCATTCTACTTCAGTCATTAATCTAATAGATGGGTAAGTCACATCATACTCAGCCCTCATAGCTTCTAGCCTAGCCGACATATGCTCTTTGTTGTATTTTTCTTTTAGTGCCTCTTTAGCTAGGGGAAGTCTCCCCAGTTTTAAGTTATGCTCTATTCTTTGCTTTATAGTTGCCATTAGTTATCCTTTTTAAAGTGACCGGTTCTTTTAAAGCCGTTGTAAGTTCTTACGGGGTGTCCATTTAAGTCTGTCAATGTACCGTTAGTTTGTTGTGAGAATGTACCATCTTCACCTCTACCGTTACCATCCCAAATTTCAAAAAACACCACATTACCATAACTTACTATAGTATCGCCACCTGAGCCTATTGTGAATTTACTATCACTTATTGCACTAGCAGAACCATTAGCAACACATCTCCAGTATCCTTTATAATCACCATCCGTAATATTATATATATTATTTATAGTTAGTGTATTAACTACAGTTGATACAGTTATATCTGTAAATTCTGTGTGGTAATCCAAATCAAAATCCCAAATCATCTCTTCACCCACAACCTGTAAACAATACTCATTGTTATCAGGGTCTACAGCTAATGTTTTGAATACTTTACAACCTGCACTATCTTCTTCATCTAGGGTTATTGGTGTGTTTTCTGGTGTAGTTCCAATAATAGGATATTTTCCTAAAAGACCAAATGCTCCTGTATTTGAGTAGTTTGCTGTTGATAAGTCAATAGTTCCTCCAGCTAAGATTTCATAAACATACCCACTTAATCCATTAGTGTCGTTCCCATCTAAGTTATATACAGTTTCTCCTGTATTCATTGTTGCAGATACTGAAACTCCTGTGTTTTTATAATCATAAGTACCTATCTCAGCATTCTCTAACACCTTACTCTCATACCCTCGCACTCCATTTCCTACAGCTACTTTGCCTGTTACAGATTTAGTAAGCATCGCCCCACGATAAACGGAATGTGAATTCGTCGCAATGACCTTAGGTTGTACTAATTGTACTGGCATAGGGTCTGTTTGTGTGTATGGTTCGTTTTGAGAGATATAGCTTAATATTACTATATTGCCTGTAGGCTCATTTGTCATAGTTATCTTATTGTTTACACTGTCTGTCGTATCTGTATCTGTAGCCCATGTATCACCACTATCTGTAGTTCTTATTTGTTGAGAAAAAGATGTAAACTTTTCACTCATTTTAAAATCATCAATTATCCCATCAGGGATTAAACTATCTCCAGTTGCCATTACTTATCCTTTTCTACGGTATATTGTTCAAACTGCTCTGAGGTATTATTACCATAGCCGAAATGAAAATGAAAGTCTTTATGGCATGTATCACATAGACACACTCCGTTACTAACATTGTATCTTAATTCCACATTAGAATTATGAGCCTCTATATGATGACTAACTAGATTTCCACCTTTATCATCTCCACATACTTGACAAGCAAAATTGCCTGCCATTTTTACATCATAAGACCATTGCTTATACTCTCTATTACCTCTTCTGTCTGCTCTATCTGCATCAGATAAATCAGGATTATAACTAGGGTGGTCTTGAGGAGTTGGATACTTATACCCTGTCCTGTGGTGACCTTGTTCAGAATAAAGCTTTTTCTTACATTCAGAGTTTCTACGTTTATGCTCATCTGAATGTTTAATACCTTTCTTAGCACAGCTTCTACATAACTTGTTTTGTCTGTAAGCCTTACCTAGTCGCACAGCAGAGCATTTATCACACTCTATTGCTACAGTCACATTAGAACTAGCTTGTAAATCTTCTGCTTTAACTTCAAACTTAACACCCATTTTAGGTAGAAAATATCCTTTAGACAGCCAGTGTTCTTTACTCTTCCAATTCCAACTGACTTTTATTAATTGGTTATCTACTAGCATTTTAAGCTTCCACCAACAAAAGATTAAAATCAACATTATTACCACCAGCTAAATATGATAACCAATCAGAAGGATAATTAGCAGGGTCACCAATCGTATCAATAGATAGTGTTGTACCTTGTGTGAGGTTGTGTTGGGCTTTTTTAACTACAGAGAATGTCAAAGTTGTAGGTATTGTTTGTTGGATACTATCATCACTAAATTTCTTTAACTGCATCCACCCATGAGTTCCATTAGCATATAAATAATATAAATCAGTTCCATCATAGACAGTAACACTTCTATCATTGAATGACCTTGCTGTTGCTGCATCTACTGTATACCCAAATAGTTCAAACAGCCAATCTTCACCAGCAACTTCTTGTTTTATCTGATATGTATCCCCAAATACACTTATATCTACAGTAAATCTTGCATCGGCTGTACTATCTCCAGCTATATCAGTTATAGCCACATCAATATCTATGCTAGTCTCAACCCCACAACTCTCAGCCATATCTAAATCAATATTCTCAGCTAGCAAATCATGTTCGTTAGCTTGTTGTGTGTATGTTGGTTTAAAGATTATTCCACCGTTAGACTCGAAGTATATTTTGTCGTAGAATTTAGGGTCTTCTTCTGGTCTACCTGAAACATTAGCAGCTATATCTCCGTTATCGTCGTCATCATAAATAAAGGTAGTATAAGTAGATTTTACATAATCAGAAAAAGATTGACCACTATAATCATCATACCAGTTACCTGAACCAGCAGCACCTAATGTTGCATAGTCATATTTAGAACATCCAAATGAATTATAAGTAGGATGGTATCCTCCACTATTCAATCTATCAACTAAACCAGCAATAATAACTTCCTCTGTACCATCATGATATAAACCATTGCCTAACTTAGAATAACCATATTCAACAGCAATTGCATCATTAGAAACATTAGCTTCAAATAGGTGTAAACCTTTAACAGTTTTGTATCCTGTCTTAGTGATAAGGATTAAGTCTTTTCTTGTTACTCTTGTAAGCACTTGGAACTTCTCTGTATCTGTAAGTAAATCATCTGCTGTTGATGCTACTATGTTTTGGTAGATTGTGTCTTTTAGGGTTACTGAGACGTTATTAGCAGTTATCGCACAAGTATCAGTTGCACCTGCCTCTCTAATATTAAGATATGCCGTTGTCCCAGTTGCAACAAAAGCACCAGCATATATCCCAGTATCAGATAATGGAAGAACTAGTAAGTCTGCACCTTTATGAGTTTTTTCAATATATATACTTGCTCCACCACTAAAAGCACTTACATTTATAGAAAATAAATATGTTTCTCCAATTATCGTTGAAATAACTTGAAATATTCCACCACCAGATATTGAAGTAACAGCAAGGTCAATCTCTCCATCTGTTACTGTAAAAGAAGTAACTCCATCTGATGTATCCCAATCACCAACAACATCATTAGTAACCAACTCATTACCAGTAACAATTATATCCCCTACACTATGGTCTGACTGTGTCTCAACACCATTAACTGCATCATCTAGTAGTTCATCTGTTGAACCACTTGCGAATGGTGTATCAGGTAATTCTGCTTGTGGGAGTTCTTTTACTGAGATATTGTCGAAATACATAACCCCCTCGTCCCAAGTTCTGGCATATAGAGAAATGGCTGACTCACTTGCTCTTGTGAATGTAAACTCTAGTTCAGTAGCACCATCTAAGTAAACTGTCTCCAATGCTGTACCGTTATATATCATAACATAACCATCTGTTGATGTTTCAAGCATACCTGTAAAGGAAACAAGATATGTCTTATCTACAGTAGTAACACTACTCAATAATTGATAAGCCCCTTTCCCTGCATTACCATCTATTTTTAGTTTTCCATTCTCCGAAGAGATGGTAGCACCGCTTTCTTGAGTCCATCCTGTAGTATCACTATCGAAAGTCCCATTAGCAACTTTTTCATCCCCAAGTCTACTATACAACCCATCAAGAAACCTACAATCATCCCCAAGCTTATCAACGATTACATTTGGTGTATCTGTTTCTAACCATCTAGCATCTTTTTTAGCCATTACTGTGTATCCATAAGCTGAACTGTTTGCTTCTATTAATTGCGTATTACTACTTATTATAGCCGTTCCTACAGCATTTATGTCCCCTATGTTGTCCGCACATATACCAATCTCTGTATAATGAGGATTCATTAGAGCTTCTTTTTCTACAACAACTGCTTTATCAGCTGCTACAGTATCTTTATCTGCTTCTACCTCATCCGCTATTGTATTCATCTCCGTCGCGACATCATTCATCTCATCTACAGTCGTACCATATAAAGCATCTTGAAAGGCTTCTTGCTTCGTTACAAATGTATCTCTAGCATCGACCCCACGATGTCCTGGTTCAGGTATCGCTGTTATTATTGTTTCTATTGCCATTTAGGGCTCCTTTAAATTACTTCTTGGATTGACCAAGCTATTGTTGTCTGTACTGGATTAGCCAGCACCGTACTCACGTTTTCAATCGTTCCTAGTGTTATTAGATTCTCGTATACAGAGTCCTCTTCAGGATCCAAGATGAAAGCTACTATATCATCGTAGATTGTTTTAATCTCTCTTTTCTTTCTCGCCACCGTAGTACTTGGAATTATTGTTTCAAAATCCACTAAATCCTGTATACCGCGTTTAGTAATACTTATAAGGCCAAAGTCATCCGTCTCTTTTACCGAGTAACTAGCAAAGCTAAAATCTACTCCATATAAGGTATCTCCCATATCTTGAGACTCTCCTAGTACCATAAACCCACAAGAGGAATCCGGTATATTAACGTCTACCGAAAATGTAATGCGTAATCTAGAACCAATTTTAGGGATGTCAAAAACCCTTGCTCTATTAAACTCTAGAGAGTATTCCTCATAGATATACGTGTAATAATCCTCAACGAATTCATTAAATGATTGTGTATCACTCTGTGTATAAACCACATTATCTACCAACGCTCTCTGATCGTCTACGGAGGTTATCTCGGTACCATCTGTAACTACTTTAGCGATACGTTTATCAGTTCCAGCAACTCCTGGATCGCCAGCACCTAAAGTTGTCTCGGTATATACTAAACCAGTAGTTGAAATATCTACATAGGTATCTTTAGAAGCCGTAAAAGTCTTCGGCTCATCCTCAGTAATGATTCGTTCCGTTGTTGGGTCACCTAAATAGGCTACACCAGCTATTACTGTGGAATCAAGGTCTGCAGAGTCGGCTATTGTGAAGCCTGAAATAATCCCCGCAGTATCATCTAAGTTATCTACCGTTACGGTTGAAGCAGTATAGTAACCCAACGCCAACATATCATCTAAGTCTAAAGAAGCTTCTACTACTAACTCTTCATCTTCAGAAACCGTTACAGTAGTAGACCTAAGGTCAATCATAGCATGTTTATTAGAAACTTGCCAGCGGATCCATTTAACTCCTAGAGTATCTTCAGGATCGTTATCGAGATTATCATCTATTAAAGTCCTATAGTAATAATTACCAACCCTAACCACTGAGGTATCTGTTAGTGTTCCCTCTTCTGTTTGATAAGTAGTTTCAGAATCATAAGGAGCCCAAACTTCAGCTACGGAGCTATAAAGTAAATCTGTTATCCCTTGTTTTAAATACCTCATTATGCAGCCCCACTTACATATTCACCGACAGCTATAAGACAAGCTTGATTAAAGACGAAAGTATCTCCTGTAGTTATGCTACCTACCTCATTAAAATCTATCTCTATTGCTGCAGTACTATTTATACTTACTTTTATAGGATTAGAAGAGGTTCCTTTTGATTTCATTATCATTATAGTAGCGGCAGGAAAAGCTGTAAGGATAGCTGCAGTAGTATATGTATCCCCCGCAGTAACCTCTACACTACCTAAAAACCTAATTAAAAATTGTGATGGTTGTGCCATTAGTCTTCTCCTTGTCTTAAAGTCTCATCGAGTAACCCTCTTAGAGCACTTAATTGTCTATTACTATTTGCCGTTTGTTTAACTTGAAGTTTTCTCATATCTGCAAGTTCTTCTAGGATATCTTCAAATACCCCACTTGAGCCATTAAGTCCCAAATCTTTAGTAGTTCTTGCGTTAACAACATACTCTTGCCCATGTACAAATCCAGCAACATCACTAATACCAAGATCTCCGGTATAACCACCACCAGCAAAACCATTTATTTGCCCATATGTAAACTGCTCTGTTGATGTCATACTTGAAGTATCAACCGAAGATAATGGGGGAGCATATGATTCTGGATAAATATACCCACCACCAGCTATACTTATTCCCGTTGATGCAACTGCACTTAGCTCTGTTGTATCTGGTGTATAACTTGTAGTAGTAGTAGAGGTTACAGGTGTAGTACTTGCGGTTGTTGTGGAATCTAACCAGGTAGAAGCACTTGCGATATCTGTCGCCACACCTGTAGAAGTTACCCCAGCATTTGCTATTGCAATTGTTAAATCACTAATTGCTAAGTTGTTTTCTTTAAGCTCGTCTACCCAATATTCAAAACCTTCAATATCTGGGATTCTTCCCAGAACTTCTTCGTATGCAGCTTTAACAAGTGCTTCCGTAGAACCTTCGGCGAATTCAACAACACCTAAATTAATTGCCTCTAAATTTTCAAGTCCCGCAGCAACTAAAGCATCATCAAGATTAGCAAAAGACAGATTACCAGACGTAAGTTCTTCCACCCAATATTTTAACCCTTCGATATCAGCTTCTCGACCTAAAACTTCTTGGTACATCTGATTCACGAGCGCCTCAAAAGGTGATGGAAGATTTTCTAATGCTGTTATCTGATTTTTAGTATTTGCCTCAATCATCATTAGATAGTCTATCTGTGTTAAAGCAGATACTTCCATACTCTCAAATTGATTGTATGCCACGCCTTGGGCGTAGTCTTGAGCAACTGCTGAAGTAAAATAACTCGTTTCAAATAATGCCGAAGAAGCTTTTATAGTTTTATCTAAAGATTCTGTATAAGCCTCGAAATCTCCTGAACCCATAAGTTTTAAGGTTTCTTCCATACTACGATAGAAGTCACCAATTGCTAATGTAGGGTCTAAAGATAGACGAAGTTTGTTCATGATATCTTGAAGGCTACCCACAACATCTGTAAGTTCTTTAATTGAATCAGTTATACCATCGTAGAATAAATTTAAACTATCTAACTGAACTTGATTAGTTGCTTTAATTATTTCTATTTGTTCTTGATTAGAAGCTTTCGTAATTTCTTGTAAGGCTTTCTGAGCTTGCCCCGCACGTAATAAGGCATCCCCGAAAGCATTCCAAGATTGAAGTTCCTCTGGAGTTAATGCATCATGAACATCCGCTAAACGCTCGCTAAAGTTACCTAAATTAACACCTGTAACATCTAATTCACCGCTTAATCTTGCGATGTCTTGTGTTGCATATTCTAAGTTAAGTTGTGCCGTACCCATACCTGTATTAGATAATCCAGCAACGCCTAAGGCAAATGAGCGTTGAAGACTAGTATAACCCAACTCAAGTTCGTCCATAGCCTGTTTAAGAGCTCTTACAGCACCTTCTGAAGCTTTAAAACTTTCTCCTAGAGCTTCCCAAGATTGTAAGTTTTCCGGTGTAAAGTCCTCCTTAAGAGATTTATTCATCATATCTAGATAGTTATCTGCCGTTACTCCAGTAATACCCATCATGTTTTCAAGGTTTTTAAAGTCCGCAGCTAAGTAATCTGCTTGATAGCTTAGACCTCCCAGAGTATCGTTATTTAAACCAAAAGTGTACATGGTCCAATCTCTAGTTGTACCTACTAGCTTACTAAATGCTTCTGATAAAGCTTCACCTACAGATTTATCTACTTCTTCTGCGTACTTAACCCATACACCATAAATCTCCGTAAAATCTTGATTTTCCACAGTTTTTAGGACTGTTTCGGTAAGAGATTCCCCCCAATCACCCCAAACAGACTCTAATTTTGAGACTGTCTGCTCTATGCCTATAAAACTTGAGAGCATACTTTTAGCGATCGCATCTTGAATAGAAACGCCTTTATATTTACCGGCTGCCACGGAGATCTTATCAAATTCTCCAAGTTGTGAAAGGAGGTAGTCATAAGATTTGAAAATACCACCGATTTGATCTTTGGTATCACTACCAAGTTCTTTATAATCTGTCCAGCTTTTAGATTTGAACCACGACTTCTTCTTGTAGTCAATATAAGACACAAGCGAGTCTAAGCTGTCAGCAGTTATAGCTTCACCGGCAAATAACCCGCTACCTTTAACTTTAGTCGTACCAAAGATACCACCAACAACAGAGCCTAAAATAGCTCCAACTAGTGCACCACCTATTGTTCCAAGAGGGCCAAGTAGAGAACCTGCGCCAGCTAAAGCACCAGCAGCTCCACCAAAAGCGCCGCCTATTCCTGCTTTAGTTTCTGCACCAAATAGCAGATCGCCTAATGATCCTATGGCATAACCTGCTGCACCACCAGCTAAACCTGCAGTGGCAATACCACCCGCTAGTGTTGCACCAGACATGCCTGTTAATCCCCCACCGCCAAGTACGTTTGCACCACCTGCAAAGAAACCGCCTGCAGTCGTTGCTGCACCACCAAGTCCACCTGCTGCGGCTGCATTTTGTATTGCAGCCCATTGTGCTGCAGGGATGCCAGCTTGAGCCGCGGCACTTACAGCCGCAGTCCCAGCCGCAGTAGACATTGAAGCCCCTATTCCTGTCAGCGTTGAGGCAATTCCACCAAGCGAAGCCGAAGCACTTAAGAATGGTGCTGCAATCCCTTTAGTAACTAGCCCATACAGAGTATATGCAGAAGATACGCCAGAAGCCACGTCTAATAAGCTAGAACCGCCCCCATCAGAAGTACCGCCTGCAGCACTAGGTATTCCTAGACTACTTGTAACTACATTAAGAATAGAGCCTGAAATACCACTAGCAGTAGTACCTCCGCCACCTGTAAACGTATTAAGTAATGTGTCAGTTATACTTGATGATATATTACTACCAACAGCACTTCCAAGATTACCTAATACATCCTTACCAAGTTTTCCAAGATCTAAGAAGCCGTCTTTCGAGAAGTCAAAGAATTCTGAAAATCCATCATGCATGATATCAATCGTGTCAATCATAATTGATTGGTATAGCGAAGCATTCTCAAGTTCGCGAAGTTCGAGTTGTTCGATATCTTCACGAATCTTTTTGAGATGATCTAACTCTTCATTATGATCTCCCATCAGAAGGTTAAGATGCTTAACGCGTGCAATCTCTTTATCTAAAGATTTATAGCGTAATCTATATTTACTAGCAATCGCCTCCTGCTTCGTTTGATACTTATCAGCCTTTCTTAGAAGTTCTTCTTGAACCTTCGCCTCACGTTCGTTAATACGACTCATCATTATTGCATGATTAGCCTGCTTACGCTTCAGTGCTTTATCTGCTGCTACTACATCTTTATCGTAACGTTCAATTTTCTTATTGTTTAAGGCTTCTAGTTGAGCATCGTAGGCAACATCAATTGCTAATAACTGTTTTGCATCCCCTTTTGCTTCTTCTATATGTTGCTTACGCCAGTTAATTAGTTTAGCGTAAGGATCTATACTAGCTTCAGCACTTGCGATTTTCATACTAAGCTTAAGAGCTTTCAGTCGCTCACGATTTACTTCTTTGAATATCTCTAATTCTGTACGCTTCATTGCTATTGTAGCTTCACGCGTAGCTCTTAGTTTATCTTCCGGTTTCGTTAGGCCTTCCGCTTCTTTTAAGATCAGCTTATCAATTACAAGCTGATCTTTTAAGATCTTAAGTTTATCCATCGCTTTACCTGCGATAGCAGCATCAAGCTGAGCTATTTTATGCTTATAAGCAAGATCTTTTGAATTACGTAAATCTAAGTCTTTTGCCTTAGCTTCATCTGGTTCCATTACCTTCAGGAGATCTTGATAATATTTAATTTCCTTTATGATCGATCCAATTTGCGTTCTAAGGGCTTCTGAGCTATCATCTTTAGCTTTATCTTGTAATCTTTCTAACATTGATTCAAGATTGCCTATAGCAGCAGTTAATCCACCCTTACGAGCAGCCGCTAGATTTTTCTCAGTCTGTTGCTGCCTAATGAGCTCATCTGTAATCTTTTTATGTGTTTCATGTACCTTATTAAGACGTGCTTGATTTTCATCAATAGCTTCATTAAGAATCATATAAGCACCAACTGCTGCTGTAATAGCAAGGACAATAGGGTTTAGTTTAGCAACAGCATTAAAAATTCTCATAGTTCGTATAGCAGCTATTTGCATAACAGTTAATCTACCTGTAGCAGCAATAGCAAGAATTGTAGATCCTGTATAAGCAGTAGTAGCTAAAGTAGTCAAACTATATGCAGCAGCCATCGTACCTAAAATCTTAACGGCAGCTAAAGATTTATCAACGAACGATGTTAAACCTTCCTCAGTTTCTTTATTATAATCAGCTAACTTCTTACGTAGTCCTGTGATCTTAGCTGTAGAAACTGCAAGCTTCTTTTCTGCTTCTGTATATTCAGTTGTACCGACTTTAAGATCCACCATAGAATCTACTAAATCATCAGCTATTTTCTTTTGTTCAACTAAATCATCATTGTAACTTAGAACCTCTTTTCTGCTAAGAGCTACATCAGCTGCGTATGTTACAGCTCCGTTAGCTGCTGTTGTAAATGCAGCTGAAAGTCTTTCCCAGATCTTTGTAATACCCTGCGCCGAAATAGACGCTTGTACATTAATATCCGCTGCTTTTTGTATATTCGTTATATAGTGCTCCATAATTGGACCACCCTTATGGACAGCAGTAAGAAAGTTCTTTAGGCGTATATTCATACCCTCAGTTGCTTGATCGAAACCTGTATCATCTAATGACGATACTGTCTTGATAAAGTCGATCATCGCTTGGTTACTTTCTTCAGCAGTACCTCTTAAACGATCTAAATATTCACTTTGAATGAATTCTGTGTCAGAGTTTGCATTTACAATAGCCCAGAATTCCTTGACTTCTTTCTGCGACCCTCTAAATACGAAGTCGAGTTTTTGCATCTGTGTACCAATAGTACTAGCACTTATACCCATTCTTGATAGAGCTGTCGCAAGTCCGCCAATAGCATCTACAGTTAGTCCTATAGACTTCGCAGTTTGTAGTCCGAAGTTTGCAAATGTTCCAAGATCTTTTGTAGACATCTTAGATTCATTGGCCATAAAGCCTAACTTATTACCTAACTCTTCTACGGATACACCTGCATCTTTAAAGTTTGTAATAAATGAACTAACAACCGTTGATGTATCTTCCAGTGTATCGCCTGTAATAGCTGATAACTGAGAAACTACAGTAGTTGCTTTAGCAAGATCTTGAATAGCTACACCAGCACGTCCAAGTGTAAGTATAGTTTTGTCTGTAGCCTCTATCGTGCCACCATACGCCGCAACAATATCACGAGAAGTTTCTGCTAACATTCTAGCTTGTGTAGATGTTGCTTCAAGTACCGCCATATTATTATATAGAGCATTATCAAAACGAACTGACTCTTCTATTACCGAACGAAATGCTGTTGCAACAGCATAAATACCAGAACCTGCAGTAGCATATTGAGCTGTAGTAGCTATTTTATGACCAAATGATGTCCCACCAGTACCAAACATAGTACCAAAAAAGTCCTCTTTACCATTCGCTGTACCAGTGCCTCTAGCCATACTTCTGCCAGTACCAGTAGTTTTTCGTGCCTTATTTATTTTATAAGCCAACTCTGCCTGTTTACGATTTTCTGCAGTTATACGTTCGTGTATAGCTAAATCTGCTTTGTTTGTGTTCAGAAGATGTTGTGCATTCTTGTACATCTGATTGAACCCAGAATTTCTAGCCTTAATCCTGCCTAAAGATCGTTTTTCACTTTTAGCAGTTTTTGCTGAAGCGATTTCTAACTGTTTATAGTATTTAACTTGATTCGCGTACTCTTTAGTTAGTGTTTTCTCTAGGGCCTGTTCTTCTCTCTTCTTTGCAAGAACTTTTTCCTGATAAACATTTTGACCTTTATGCTGTAGCCTTATAGATTTAGACATCTTATCGAATGCATCAAGATGTTTTAGTAATCCAGATACGCGCTGTGCTTCTAATTTAATAACACTAGCAAGTGTAGTTTTCTGTTCCTGTAACTCAATAGAAATCTTTGACATTTCTTTTTTAATGAGTTTTGCGTTATTTCCTGCTTCTTTTGCTGCTTGTTTACCTTTAGTAGTACGCAAGTCAAAAGTAGTAGTAACTTCTTTACGCAGTTGCTTTTCTAAATCAGAGTAACTCTTGTTTAGTAGTTTAATATTTGATGCAAGAGTAGGTCGGTCAACCTTTGTGGTAACTAGTAATTCAATTTCATTTTCAGCAGCCATAAGTAATCCTTGTTAAGTTATATTACCGCTAGGCGCGATGAACCATCCGTTTATTTCTTTTTTTGTGCTTCCATAGCCGAACGTTCGGCTTCTGCAACTTTCCGTTTGTATAATAATGCAGTTCTCACGAACCATTCTGTTTGATCGCCTATACCACCATCTTCAGGAAGTAAACCAGAGATATACATACTGTGACATAATGATGCCTTATTAAGCACATACGCGTCTAGTGAAGCAATTGGGCATTCTGTTAACCTTTTACCACTAATCCTAGGAAGTATCGGTGATGAATCTCGTTTATCTTTATCAAGAAATCCACAACCACGACTATAATCTAGACCTTTAGATTGGCATGTTGTACAATCCCACGAATCATCCGAAAACTGAGGATTGAATTGTATATCTAATATCTGATCAAGAGCGTCTAACTGTTCTTTAGTCAGCGTGCTGATACTTAGTACTTTCTTGTATATGGATGTAAGATCTGTTGGAGATAATTGTGATAAGAATGAAGCTATTGATGGAAAGCCAATAGCACCTCGTACTTTAAGTACTACTCCATCTAATAATGTATGTAATGTTTCGTGTTTGAATAGAGCATCGTCTTGTTGCTTCATATAGACGATTTCGTTTGATGATGTGATTGTAGAGTAGGAGATTGGTTTAATTAGAACAGAACACTCCGCGTCACTTGGGAGTGTTGTCCATATAGGGGTTCGAAAGAATAAAGGATTACCATACTTAAACGGTAATCCCATTACTCAGAACTATCAGCGAATAGCTGAACTTGTGAAGGGTCTTGAGAAACTGCAGCTACTACTCCAGCTATCTCTGTAATAACCGCTGTTGGTAACATTGCAAGAGACTCTGAAGAGATATAACCATTAGCATCTTTAATTAATGCGATATCTTTACCTTTTGAGTCGTTCATATTATCCCAACCAGTAACCGCGTTACGGCATAATGATACGTTATACGAACCTGTAGAAATACTTAATGTATTATCTTGACCTCTTTTAAGTAAACCATCTTCTAACGTTACAAGTCTCACAGAGTCGATTGGTTGTAATATTACTGAGAATGGTTTCTTCTCGCCTTTTTCACTTTCTACTACGTATGTAAAGCCTTCTGCTAATTCTTTATTAAATACTATTGCCATGATAATTCCTTTTATGTGCACTTTGTGCATACCGTTTTGGTGTTGATAAGCCACTAGGGCGTTCCGTTTGTGTTAATACCGATAAAGAAGTCCAATGACTGCTCGACTGTATTAATGGTTCAGGGAGTAGGATTCGAACCTACGGCCTACAGTACCAAAAACTGTTACACTACCGCTGTGCTATCCCTGAGTGGTGTATCAAGATTTAATATATCTTTTGTGAAGAGCTCGGAGTTGCCATCCCGTAGTATTGGGTTTCCTACGTAACAAGAATTACTAAAATCCTCTAGCAGCATCTGCTCCATCTGATAAGCCCCTCTACCGGTTTCGAATAACCAAGATTTAATGATTATATGCGGCGGATATCCTAACCCTCTATAGCGATTTTTGATCCCTATACGCTTTAGGGTAATCCCGATTTTGTAAAAGGTGCCACTAGGTACCACAAATTTTATATAATATAACAGTGTAGGTTCTTTAAAATATTTCTTACGTGTTAATGCTTGTGCACATTGTTTACACCCACTACCCATAAGATGAGAATTTGGTGTCTGTTGAAAGTCTCCATGTACACTACAAGTTATAGTCACTTTATTCCAACTTCTACTATAGACCACTTTTGTATAATCATAACGATTGCCATGAGTATTAATAGCTTTGTTGATAAAAGTGGTGGTATTACTGGAGAGTCTTGTACTATTTAGTGATGATCTGCAATCTCTACAACCTTTACCAGATAGATGGTTATTTGGAGTCTGTTCAAATTCTCCGTGCTCTTTACACATAATTGTTACTTTAGTTTTTGCTGATACATAGTCTACAGTGTCGTACCCGTACTTAATACCGTGTAATATAATAGCCTTTTTGATAAATTGATTCGTTGTTACTCTCTTACCCATAAGCTTCTCCTAAATTAATTATAACATATTACCATAAGTTAGCTTAAAAGAAGCTTAAAGTGTGAAGGAATTATGTAATTCCTTCACAGTAAATACTACCCGAAGGCCAGTGTAATTGCATCCTCACTCGTCGCAGAACAGATATCCGAACTAAGGAATGTCCCAGATAGGCTTTCTTTATAGATACCAGAATCAATTGATTTTGCACTCTCTGTAAGAACAACTTTTGGTGCATATACAACCGCAGTCGATCCTGCATTTGAAACTGACCCGAAAAGCTCTCCTGAAGTTCCCGCTTGGAATGCACTAAATAGCGTCGTACCTAAGTACTCAAGACCAAACGAACACGATACTTCAGACTTACCTGTAGCAGTCTTATTCGTTAAGCCATCAGTTGTAAGAGCTTCTGTATCATAAATATCAGAAGTAACTTTAACTTCAAGATCTTCAATATCATAAGATGCACCATCATAGGTAAATGTCATGTTTTTTGCGATATAAGGTGCTAAAGAAGTACATGTTGGATCACGATCAGCAACCGTACCACCACTAACGCCTTCTTCCTCTACTGAGAAACCAGCACCGGCAATTGAAAAGTTACTTTTAACGATATTTGCAACAGGAAATGTAGCTGTCATATCTGTAACAACACATCCACCATATGTATATTCAATTCTACCAGTACCTTCAAAGTATTCTTGAATCGCTAATGAAATCTGAGTTGCCTCAGGACGATTAATTGTGTATGATAATAAACCACCAAACAGTGTTTGATCATCAGCAGGAGTTGGAGCAACTGTCATTGATGTGTTAGCAACAATTGAGCGAACAACTGCGAACTCATTTGCAGCACCACCAGTTAAAGCAACTGCTTGACCTACTTCATAAGAATCACAATCAGTAGCATTAGTAAATGTAATTACTCCTGATGAAATTGTACCAGCCGTAGCATCAACATCAGCAATTCTGTGTCCCATACCTGATTCATATAATAAGTCACCATTAACAACTTTAGACGCTGCTACACCAGTAGCCGTTGCAAATTCTACTTCCATAGAGCCGCTTGACGTCTCTTTACCTAGTAAAGGCTGAGCCATTACCATACTATTCTTTAAAACCTCACGGTCGATCATCTCTGTAGATGCGTCCAATGTAGGATTAATTAGTTCCACGAAATCCGCTGGTAGTGTTGGAGCTGTTTTATCTCCGTATGCTACCTCCTTAGTTACGCTCCACTGGGAACCTTTGTCAATATAAGCCATATTAAATCCTTAAAGTTAATTTATAACATCCTGCAGGAGATTATATCCAGTTATCGACATGGTGTCCAAATGTTATGTACAGATCTCTCTTATAGTAAACTCGAAGACAATTTCCATCGTCATCTTAGGGAAATTATTAAAGTCGTCATAAGTAACAGCTGCGATATCTCTATCAGTTGCTGTAGTCCATATTTGAGAATCTTTAAGGACTGTTTGTATAACTTCGTCACGAGTATCTGCCCACTGTAAATCATCAGCTTCACAATTTTCATTTACAAGACAACGTACAAAGAACGCGTTATCGTAACTTGATACACCAGTTCCCGGACGTCTACCTTCAAATGTATCAGCACCAGGTAATAGGTATGCCGTAGCAAATGCCGTCTCTTGATCAAGCGGTACATGTTTACCTATTATAACATCAGCCATACGAGGAACTGTTTTAAGAATCTCTTTAAGATCTTTCATTATCGTTGCATGTTTTGTCATATGATACTACCTTTTATCTTTTTATGGACAGCATCTTGTAGCATGTTATATGCACGATCTTTCCAGTTGGTTAGTTGTGTACCAGGATAATCCCACTGATTAAGTTCCTCACCATAAGTTTGCCAAGGCACTCTATGGGGTTTTCTTCCTAGGGATATAACAGCTTCGCCTAAGTTTAACCCACTACCTCTAAAGGTCTTTCGGGTTTCAACTTTAAAGGTAGGTACAGATTTACTCAAAGCGCCTGTACGCAGCATAGGCCATAGTGATATGTTACGTTTACCATTATAAGGGCGGCTTAAAAGAAATTTAACCTCAAGACGCCAACTTTTAATAGTCTGAACAACACGTTTTCTAATAGTCTCTATTCTACGCTCTGCAAGGTGTATACCTTTTTTCCGAACAAGGACATTTAGACGTTTAGTAAGATCACTAAGCATAAGATTAACCTAGTACCTGTAGTCTCGCCGAATAGAATTCATAAACGGACTGTACCGGGATTGGTATAACGTCACTTCTATAGTAAGTTGTGTTACCCGTGCTATTTGTTACTTTATCAACACTATCTGTATCTTTGTTAATTGCAAATATAATCGCGTCAATATGACGGTATATTGCAAGTTTTAAGTCTGTTGGTAGTATTGTGTAGCCAACTTCAGCTACAATATCTAATGGGACGTCATAATCAATTAAAGCTGTTACGAGTTTTACGTCTCGGCCATAATAGGCATATCCGTCTGTCGTTATTTCTGTACCGTCATACGTAATACTCGTAATAGCTGTAACGGGGACCACTAATAAATCAAATGTAGTTTCCTCTATAAAGCGTTGGTATGTTAATGTTTCAGTCTCAGCATAGATACCATACTGGCTCGTAAGAGTTCCAAGAACTCCATGAGCGACTGTTGCATAAAGTGAATGATTTACATTCTGTGCAGCAGCGTATAATAAATAGTCTGCGTAGTTAAAATCGCTGGCTGCCATTGGTTATCCTTTATCTATCGTCGAAACGAACGAATGTATTAAGTGTAGATGCTGATGAAATTGTGTATGTGCTAACATCAAGCTTCATGAATGGTGTTGGCTTAGCTAACACGAAAAAGAATGCGTTTTCAGCTGTTAATTCATCTGCAGTAAATACGTGAGTGTCGATGATACCATATGTTGTACCATCTAATGAACCTAGAACGTCAATTGTAACCGCTGTTGGGTCACCAGTTAAAACGCCTTGTACTGCTACTGTTGCTTCGTCGTCTGTTTTTAATACTGTTGCATATGTTCCTGCTGCGTCTAGTTCGCCTAATGCTATTGATACTTTCATAATTAATCCTCTTTAGATATTGTACGTCTAGGTTTAGACGTCTTAGGTTTAGGTTTTGCAACCGCCTTAGGTTTGGTTTCTGGCTCCACAGCCTCGGGCTTAACCTCCTGAGGTGCGGCTTCCGGCGCAAGTCTAAACTTGTTTGGGAAGGTTTTTACCAAGCGTTTTGCTTCTTCTTCGTTGATGTCGTATGTAATTCCGTCTTGAAACGCAATACCATTAGAGGTCATTGCAATTTTTGATGTAAACTTTACGTTCATATGTTTCCTTTTATTTTGTGTTTGACCAACTATTATTGGTCCCGTAATAATCACTATGAAGAGCTATAAGCTCAGCAGATAGCGTTGGTAATTCGTCGGACTTACTAAGATTTTCCTCAGTCGTGATAACGCGTAAGTTTAGTGGGTGGTGTAATCCACCCTTAGCGATCGGCACGATATGATCGACATGCATGGCTACGCTGGTCTGCTTCTCGATGTTTAATGCGATCTTATAAAGAAGTTGTATCTTATACTTTTCGTTCGCTGTTAACTCAGGTGTTTGGAAACGCTTAGCGGCTCTGTATTTGGCTGAACGTGCTTTCAACTTCTCAGGATTCTTTTGATGATACTCAACATTCTGACGTGCTAACTCTTCTTTGTTATCCTCACGATATTGTTTACGGTACGCTTTACGCTCAGTATTGTGTTCTATATTGTAGCGCTTGCCGTAAGCACGACGCTCCTCAAGATTTTCTTGATACCAGTTAGCAGCACGTTTAGCGTTGTGTTCTTTATTAGTAATGTCACGCTCTCTACGCTCTGTTTGACGACACGTCTTACACGTATTTGATCTATCATATAACATCGAACTATCTTTAACAAATAACTCTAAATCTTCCTCTGTAGTAGCTTCTAGGCTACATGTTTTGCATTTCCTTAACATTGTCATCCTTTGTGTATTTGATTTAACAATAACTATGTACACCCTCATGCCCACAACGGCAGATGTACATAGTTATTGTTAAAGGTTCTAGAGCCGAAGCCCTAGAGGTTATGACTAGCGAGCCATGTTAATGCCGGCAACAAGATTTACATACGTGTTGTCGATAACGTTTGGAGAACTTTCAGTTGAGTCATAAACTGAACTGAATCCGTACCTTAAACTGCCTGTGTAAACAAACGTTTGATTAACGATGTTTTTATCAGCTTCAGAAATTACATTCCCGTTCATAGTTAAACGACAAGTTGCTACATTAACTAATACACAAGTTGAAAGAGTGTTATTTCCAGCAGTTGCATGGATAACACCATTTGCATCAACAGCAGGTAAACCAGAAGTAACGATGAATGGGATATCATAGATAGTATCTACTTTACCACCGAATAACGTTGCTAATCTACCAGCAGTGTCAAGTGTTTTGTACCCATCAAACTCACGAATCTTACCATAAGTATGTTGATCAACTACAAGAACAACATCACCACGACTTACAGCTCTTTGATCAAGATAAACCCCACCAGCAAGTTGCATTTCAGTAACTTTAGCGCGGAACTCGGCGCCAGTATAAGCAGCACCACCAAAATCAACAGTTGCTTTGTTTAAAGCAGTCTTACGAAGACCATTAGAAACTTTTACTGGAGAAGCAGCAGCAGTACCAGAATCTTGAGTACCAGCGATATCACCATTAATAACAGTAGTCTCAACAGCTTCAGCAACCGCACGAACGATACCTGAACGAACTTCAGCAGCAATATCAATTAAAGAATCATCTAGTAATTCGTAAGATTTACGAACAACAGACATAACTTTATTAGTAGTTGCAACGAAAGTTGTATAACTCTCTCCACTATCAGTACCATCAGTCTCTTCAGACGTTAAGTACGCAGAGATACCATATAACGCAATTAGATCGTGAGCAATACCACCCTTGATTTGTTTAACGCTAAATAATTTAGCAACGTTTAACTCTTCTTGAATATCTCTTAAAAGAGATCCAGTAAAACCGTCTGGTAATGCTTCAGCTAAATCACCAGTAACGCCAACAGCCTTACCACGTGCATTTAGATCTTTTGCATCGATATCAAGTAACTTACCACCACGAAGTGTCTTCGCAATGAAGCCTAATTCTGCAAGTTTACCTTGATCACCAGTTAATACTGGTTTACCACCAACAACGCCAACTGATTTCTCAACAGTAGTCGCAACTTCTTTAGCTGAAGCTGTGATACCAGCTGTAACGTCTTTTTTCATAGCCTTAGCTACAGTTTCGCTTAATTTTGCCATATTTATATCCTTATGGGTATTACCCGAGTTTAAGATTTGCGGTCTTTATGGCGACGCGTCTCCATCGAAATTATGCTGAAGCGTTGCTTACAGCAGAAGTAACTTTATTGTCAATAAGCTCAACAGTATCAGATAGTAACTCATAAAGATCACCAAGGGCATCAACATCAATATCTCCAGCCTCAGTAGCTTCAATTTCAGCTTTTTGTTCACGAATGTAACTAAATACGTCTTCAACACGTTTAGCTGCAGCGTCTTTTTCAGCTTGGTCTTGGGCAGTCTTCTCATCTTCTTCTTGTTTAACTTTCTCAGCTTTTTTCTCGTCTGCTAATTCAGTAGCTTGTGAGATAGCATCTGCTAAGTTTTCAACCGACATCTCTGTCTTAGGATCGTCTTTTGAAGCCTCTACCTTTGTAACATCAACCTTCACTTCAGTTGTATCTGCAGCTACTTTTGTAGTTTCAGTAGTTGTTGCTTCGGCAGTTGTCTCAGTCGTGCTAGCAGCTACTGTATCAGTATCTTTATTTTCTAAATCCATTTTCTTACCTTTTATTTGTTTAGACATGCTACATAACCCGTTTACTTCATCGCATGTCATATTATTTTGTTCTTTAAGCATCCTTTTAGATACCGTCATACTCTTCTGGCTTGTAGGGGTGAAGATAGCATCCTGATTAGAGGGAACATTTACTATACTAAGTTCAACTAACTCTGCTGATGATATTTCAAAAATATCCTCGTCTTCCAGATAAGTATAAGTCTTCGCTATAAAACCTATGGAAAAGGTTTTAGTTATACCTTTTTGAACCGCCTCAAATACGTTTTCACGTCCTGTAAGTTTATGCATCTCAGCCTTAACGTATAAACCTTTAGCATCCTTTTCTATATGGGTAACTTTACCCATAGCATCAGACCAATTATGATCAAAAACCATAATTGGATTCTTTTTAAAGTTCTCAATGTTCAACAACGCGATGGATACGCTCTCACCATCACGATCTTCTAATCTACTACCATCAGCGTTTACAAAAACGCTTGCGTAACCCTCCAAATATATAACCGTAGCGGCTTCGTCAGAAACTCGCGCAATGTCTCCCATAGATGGGTCTTCTTCTGATGTCCTATCCCCAATCGCAGTTGGTGCGTCAGGAAGGACGTCTCGCGGATCCATGTCGCGGGCTCCGACGAGTTTAAACTCAATATCTTGATAAAGCTTAACCTGTTTCATTAAATTTCCTTATATGATTTGATACCGTAGTACCTGACTTAATACCAACTGCGGAAGCTATAGCAGTGTAGGATAATCCGTCGTTACGTAGTGATAACATACGAAGGAGTACTTCTGGAGTGATAGTCGAGAGATTTCTCGTAGTATAGTCATGCCGTGATAACTTTCTAGGGTGTAATATACCAAATTTCTGTACTAATTCATCTATTAACCAGGTATAAGCTCTCCTATTTAGTATAGTATTGACGTCACTATAGGGCAGGTCTAAAGATCTTGACACTTCCCGCACCGACCTTGTACCGTCTAACATCGCTATAACTCGCAAGTACTTAGAAACGAGTGTACTGTCAGCTCTTACAACAGCTCTACGCTTCTCAGTGTTCGCCTTTGACTTAATAGAGTTACTTAAGCGTTTTCTACTTTCGTCTGACCACTTTAAACCTAATGTACTACCGGCTGTAGGTGTTAGGTTAAATAAATCCTTATTAAAGTCGTAGGAATCTATATAAGATTGTTCACATTGTAGTAGCCGGCCTGGGGTACATAACTCTAAAGTCTGGAAGCTTAGTATATCTAGTCCATACTTATTAACAAAGTTCTGTAAATACTGGTTTTGATGCTCACTTCGTTGTAGGGTACCTAAGTGTTGGGTGTAACGTCTTTTAATATTCATAGTACTCCCTATATAGATACGATCGTCAATCGAATTCTTTATAATATAGATACCAGACTTCGAAGAGTCTTCTTTAGTAACGTTATAAATCATAAAGAACCTTTGTTTGAATGTTGTCTAATGTCCGTATAGAATAATTCGCTATTGCCGGATTTTAGTATCTTTTGGTATGGTAGAAGATAATCATGATACTCAAGAAGTATGCGTTGCTCTTCTATATAGGCTTCCCGACCACCAGAATAAGTGACCGTAAAGATTACCGTATAAGGTATCTTTTCATACTTAAAACGTTGTTCAACGCTCTGAGTAGTAATACCTATTTTATAGATTGGTGCACGACCTTTAGGTGCAAACTTTATATAGTATAATAAGGTTTGTCGTCTAGGGTAATAGAGACGCTTACCATTATGGATGCATCTAAGCTTCCTTCTCGGCATCACCGCCTCGCGTACCGTCTGTAACAGACGTATTATCTTCATCCCCAGCGTTACCAGTTGGAAGATCGTCTGCAGTACCTCCGCCTACAGATGCAACGTTAAGCATACGCTCAAGGTCAGCATCATAGTCGTCGTAGGATACAGGAGCAGCGCCTAATAAATAAGCAGGCATGTAAATCTTATCAGCAGCTTCATCCTCGCGTTTAGGAAGTTCCATCATCTCACGGGCTTCGTTCAATGTGATTAGACCAGCTTTATGTTTCTTAGTAGTTAACTCAACTTGAATCTCTTCAGGCATCTTAAGAATATTAAGATCCGAATAGTCAAACTTAACTACAAAGTTTTCTAACGCAAGTTGTTCTCTAAAGAAACGAGTAAAGTGTAATTCAATGTTATTAAGAACCGGAGCCAACTGACTATTAAAAAACGTTCTTAATAATAGTGAGACCTCTTCAGTTTTATTTGCACCTTTCGAGGTAACACCAAGTAAGAATGACGGAATAGCAAAATGCTTTAGGATTGTTTCGTTAATCTCTGTAAATAGAGATAACACTTCCCCACCAGTCATCGCGTTACCAATTTGTTGCACGTCTAACTTCGTATTCATAAAGAACGAACTAGCCGTTGCGGACTGCATGAAGGAATCAAATTCTGTCTTGATCTTTTTCATATTACGTTCTGATATAGGAGTATCGGCTGAGATAATAGAAGCTTTCTTAGCCCCACCTGTTAGCATCCCCTTAGCTTGACCAACAACACCTGCTTGCATCAGTAATACATCGTTCAAACTTTTTAAACGAGATAAACTATATAATAGGTTTGTTGGGTCGATACTATCGTTAATGTATATACACTGATCAGCTTTATATCTAATCTCTGAACTATCTTCAGCCGTATACACGAATTCGCTAATAATACGTTTGCCATCAGATACCGCAGTAACTTTCGACATATCCATATTATAGAAGTTTAGAAACTTTCCACGTTTGGCTCTTTGATTTGTTTCTGTAACGATTAGGCCAGCACCTTGTGTCCAGATATTAACAGCGATCTTACGCATGAAGTCGATACGCGAATCTGTTTCATTTGGAAAGTCCATATCAACGTTATCAAGTATAGCAGGTTTTAGTGTACCATCAGAGTCTTGAGCAAATACTTTCATCTTACATAAAGAAACAGTATTTGCTATTGTTCTGACAGCTAGATCGACAGTCTCAACGGACTGTACATAGTTTGAATATAATTCATCGAATGTTTTATTTGCACCCGACTCATAAGCAACAGCATCTTGTGCTATTGTTGGATGCTTAGAGCGAATGTTATTTAGATACGGTTTATTTCTCATATAGGTGTTACCTCCGTATCTTTATGGTAGTATTCCATACCGTCTGCGTCTGTAGCTTTTATAACTAACTGTATAGAGTCAGATGTGCTTACAGATGCAGAAGGTAATGTGAGGTCCAGTTGATAAATATCATCAGTAATTCCAGTTATATTTAAAACTGTCCATGCTATGACGTTTGTTGTAGCTCTTCCAGATAGTTTATCAATCTTATATTCAACAGAGGTTAGATCGATAGCATTTCCAGGATCTATTATATAGTATGATATAGAGGTTTCTACATCAATCTCTAGATAAGAAGATGGACTCACTCTTTGTAGAGCTATTTGTTTAGTATTAAAAAATGACATAACACCTCCCCTTAGTGATCTAGTCTTATTATATAGTATATTACATCAAAAGTGGTCTTTACCACACTTTTGACAGAGATTTGGTCAAATTCGTTAAGATTTTACACATTTTAACGAGATTTTGCTTAATTTAGTATAATTTTCTTCCTAATATTAGTTAATATCTTAACCTTAAAGGAAACTTAAAAAGAGGTGTTTAACCTTAAATATAGCTTAAAAACAAAAGAATTTGACCAAATCTCTGTCAAAAGTGTGGTAAAGACCACTTTTGATGTAATATACAGAGTAGAGAGCCGGCGGGCGAACGGATAAAACGATAGAGGTAACCTTACACTAGTACTAATCAGGTAAGTATAGCAGCGATAGACTGTGACTACCTGATTAGTACCAGATATAGTAGATATATCAGTATAAGTCTCCGGGCGACAAAAATAAAACGTATTAAAGGATAAAACATGACAAATGATGTAATTAGTGCTCCAGCATTGAGTATGATAGAGAATGAGATACTAATGCAGCTTGCAACCAATACAAGTCGGTCAAGCGTAGCAGATAGTCTTGGAATACCAGTTCAGGCAGTAGCTCAACTTTTAGCAAAGAAGGGTGTGAAGGAATACCTAGCAGAACTCAAGATGGCACGTAAAGAGCAGATGTTAACGTATGCTACAGAGGTCGTAGCGGCTACACTCCGGGATAAGATGGATATTATCGATAAGGATGAGGACAAGCGCTTGGGTAACAGTACCAAGAAGGATCATATAGAGATCGCTAAGACGCTACAGGATATGCTTAAGGGTACGAGCGCCAGCGAGGATGCCGCTAAAGATCCTATGGCGATCATATATCAGAAGATCAACGTGATCCAGCAACGCGATGCGGAAGCTATAGACGTACCTGTGGTAACAGACGTAATACCAAGGAGTATAGATGACTAGAGAAGAAGCACAAATCGCATTTAACGGCGAGAGTTGGGAACGCACAGCATTATCCTCAGAAGTCGATTTGATAGACGAGATATATGATGATTTTGACAAAGAGAAGCTTATGTTATTAAAGCAAGCTGGAGACTACCAGGATAGGTTACTAATTGCCCTAGACGACAATATAGCTCTGGTGAAAGCAGCTATAGTTATTAAGGAGAACGAATGAGTAGCGAATTGGTACAAGTACAGTGTGACAACTGCGGAACGACTATGTTTGTTTCACCAGGGATGTATTTCGGTACGTTCTGCGGGCAGTGTTCGACGCCATCAGCATTGAGTAAACAAATAACGGAGCAGGTTGCTACACCATCTGAGTTTGTAGAGCCTGATCCATTCACGGACAAAGCGAAGAGATGCGATTGCGAGAAGTGTAAATGACTAATATACAACTAGCAACCTTAACGGAAGACGAACGAGCAACCTATGCTGATCTCGAAGGGGACGATAAGAGTAGCTTTGAATACTTTATGGGGTTCGCCCATGGCGCCTCAGAGGTTCGCGTTGTAACAAACGATGAAATACTCCTATATCAGCAACAAACGGATAATATAGACCTTAAAACGGTCTGGGAGCTATGTGACAATGTACCTCATTCGGGCCAACAGCCAATCATATATAGTTTTGATCGTCAAAACAGCATATATAATAACTTTGTTATAGCCGCTGGACGTCGTTTCGGGAAATCATATAGTTTGGCACATATCGGAATGAGAGAACTATTGATTCCCTTCAGCGCAACCGTGTTGGTATGTCCGACATTCGCCAATGCTAAGATTATTTTCAACGAAGTGTTGAAGCTGGTCAATAAGCTCGGCATGCCAATCAAGCAGATGAACAAGGGACAGTTCAACTTTGAGCTCGAAAACGGATCACGTTTCACGGCCAACTCATCATCTAATATAGAATCAGCGCTTGGTGGACACTTCTCGCTGCTATTATTTGAGGAGTTCCAGTCAATTGCAAATGCTGATACCATATATAAGCAGATGCTTGCGCCTACCATGCTGGATTATGGTGTTCGCCCTAGTGGTATTCTATATGGACGTGCCTTATTCATTGGAACGTCGCGTGGAGTCGATAATCAACTGTTTGAATACTACGAGAAAGAGTTAGATCTAGACAACTGGAAGTCGTTTACGTCTCCATCTATGACAAATCCTACTCTCCCTGCTACTTACTTTGAGCAGATGCGGAAGGAACTCGGGGAGATGTTGTATCGTCAGGAGATTCTAGCAGAGTTTATCGGACAGGATGATAATGTATTCTATGCATTCGATCGAGAGACTAATCTATACGACCCCTCTAAGGTTAAATTCTCCGGTCAGAGCTTATGGATTTCTGGTATCGATATTGGATGGTCAGATAGTACGGCTCAAATATGGGTATATAGAGAACGTGATCGCTATTACATTCACGCCGCATATAGTGAGAGTAACAAATCTACAGCTCAGCATCATAGAGCATATCTAGAACATGAATATAATCTCGAAGGTGATATGGATATGAGATATGGTGATCCCGCAGCAGCCCAAACGCTTAACGATTACATTATCGATTATGATTATGACATATCCAAGGCGGATAATGCTGTTGCCCCTTCGATCAAGTATATTAATCAGTTACTAACACCAACGGGTTACAATAATCGCCCGAAGCTGTACATTAACCAGGAGCTCGAAGAGTTGATCCGACAGATTACTCGTATTCGCTATAAACAGGACCAGAGCAAGAACGCCAAGGATCCATTTGTTAAGGATACTATGGGAACGCATTGGGATCTTATGGCGGCATTAAGATATGCTATATATAGTGATAAGTTTAATATGAGTACAGTGAATATAATGCAGGGCTGATTACAGCGCGAAACGGCTCAACAGGAACTCAACTAAGG